GCTCCGTTTATTACTAAGTTTAAAACTCAGTTAGAAGAAGCTAAGTTGCGTTACGAAGAAACAGTTCCGGTTGAAATTACTACTAAACAACTTATCGAATTACCTGTAATTCATGTTTCTAAAACACAATATAATTCAACAGAAGTTAAATCAAAAGAAGAGCTTCCAACGATATGTACAACACCTTCGCCTCACGTATTCTTTGAAGGAAATAAACAAACTGCAGTATCACAAGATCCACTAAAACTATGGGATAAAATTCAAGTATCATCTGTAGCAAGAGATGTCATTGGCTTAGCTACAGTTCCCGAATCTTTCAAATTTAGTGAAGCAGAAATCCGTAAAATGAAAACAGGGGGCATTCCTAAAGCATTCGCAAAGATAGATAAGTTGGTTAACTTCTTGAATTCAAAAGAAGATTCTATTGCATTTTTGACCCTATTTAATCGTATACTCGATATACTATCAAATAATAAGTACGATCTAAAAGAGTTAGTCGATTACCGAACAAAGGCTGTATATTTAAGTTCCGATAAATCACTAACAAAAGATATTGCTACTGGATTGATCTATGAGTTACTTGAGAAAGTTGGAAAGTCGGCTGCTCTTGTAAAAGTTATAGCAGAAGCTGTTAAGCGAGACGTTGTTTTACAGATGATATTCTTAACATCGGAAGAAGCCGTAAAAGAGAATGAAGCGTTACGCACAGCTGAACGCGAGTCACTCAAGAAGAAACTTCGTACAATGAACGATACATCGCGTGAAATTACAAAAATGTTATTAGATATCGGTATTGCTGATTTTTTGATCACAAATGCTGATCGTGAGTTCTTTGCTCGTCAGTACGCAAATACAAAATCTGAACTTGAAGAAGCAAAAGAAGTCGATGGAGACATACCCGAAGAAGGTTATAACGACACCCGTGATTATGTAGAGAATGGTGACGTACCTCATGGAGATAATAATGTTGAACTACAGGTCGACTATGGTGATTATGGCGACCGAGCTGTTCGTGACTATGATGATTACGCAAACGTAGGTGGTGTTATTGACGACGGAGATGGGTTCGGAAACTAAGTGAAAACGAATTATTTATGGCATCAAGTATTTTATTACAAAATGGGATCAATCTCTTTCACTATAAACACAACTAACACTGGATTGTGGCGTACATTGGCTAATAATGAATACGAGGATAGTATGCAGCCAATTGCCGAAATTATTGATAATTCACTTGCAGCGGAATCTACTGTTATAAAAATAACTCTAGATTTTGAAAAGAACAGAGGTTCAATTGAAGATAACGGAAAAGGATTTCCGGTAACTCCTGATGAACTATCACGATGCTTTACATATTCACCAGAGACACGAGTTCAAACAAATTTAAATGAACACGGATGTGGATTGAAATCATCTCTTGCTATTCTCGATCCGAATGATGAGTCTTGGGGAGTTGCGTGGAAAAATAAAAAAATGTATCATGTTAATGCCCCATATTCTTCAATGAAACATAGTGCTGTAGAAATTAATGTGTGGCCCGGAAGTATTACGGATAAAACTGGATCTCTTATTGAATTTCCAATTCAAAAAAAGCAGTTTAGTTCACTTTATTCTAAGAAGAGTGCATCAATGACGAATGTGCTTCCAAAAATTAAAGAAGAACTAAGCCAATATTGGATGCGGTATCCGAAATTTACAAATGGTGTAATTAAAATGTATCTAAATGATGAACAAATTAATCCGTTTCTAATTCCACATGATGATACAAATTATGTTTCGTCAGTAAAAAATTTTAGCTGTGCGCTGACATCTGGAGCAAAGCTCGAAGGAAGTCATTATGTAATTGCACAACATATTCCAAATTCATGGTTTCGAAAGACTATCACGGCAAATGGAATCTATCTATTTAAAAATGGAAGAATGATTCAAAAAGTTACATCTGGATCTTTGTATAAGCAAATTACACAGCTAGATGTTAATACAACTTTGAATGGTAATATTGCAGTTGTAAATATATTTGGAGAACAGAAAGATCTTCCAATTACGGTTCCAACTAAAAATAAATTTAAGCCAAGTCACAACCCATTATTTGACGAAGTTGTCAAAATTCTTCAAAGAGAAATTAAATTTGAAGCTACACTTGAAAAATATGTTTCTGAAGAATCACTTTTAGCAAGATTCGAGAAAACCAGATCAGATGCGTTTGGATCGGAAGAAGATATTGATTATAAGTTTATTCTAAAAGAACAATTTAAGTTCAAAGAAGATAACTTAAACTCGCCGCAGCTTGATGCCATTGAAATTATTAATAAAAAGGCAATTGTGTATGAGGCAAAGCGAGAAAATAAAGTCGCTCTGCAACATATTAACCAACTCTATTGTAATTGGATCTTAAGTAACGATGCAATTAAAGAAATGTATGGAACAGTGGAAAAAGTTATTCCAATCTTAATTATTAATTCGGATAAAGAAAATCATATACTTTCGGAAGCACTAAAAATTAAAATTAAAAAACTAAGTGAAAATTCAAAAATTGGATTTCCTATTGAAATTCGCAACTATGATAATGCAGAGCTATATAAGTTTAAGTAAGTTCCATTTTCTCAACCGAATAGTTTCTTTTTTTGTACAAATCAAGTCTTTGTTGAAACTGTCTTCGAAATGCAGGATCAACAATATCAATAATGAGAGGGTCTATTTTGCGATGAGCTTTATCAACTCGCAAAATGCGTCCAACAATTTGATCCACATCTGGACGAGATGTGGCAATAATAAGTGTATTTAAGGTCGCCACGTCAAAACCTTCTTTGCACATCTGGTATGTGGCCAGCAAAATACGTTTAGTGGAACACCATTCTGCTCTTTGTTCTGCCTTTACCATACGTCCAAGAATACATGCTGTTTCTTGAATTTCTGGAGGAAGCATATCAAAGAGAGTTTGCGCATGATCAACACGATCTGTTAGAACAAGTAGTTGACGTTCTTTTTCTTCTTGGATATCTAGAAGAAGTTTAATCAGAAATTCATTACGAGGCTTGTATTCAACGACTTTATTAATCATTAATGCAGTGAACATTACATCTGATTTATTTCGGATAACGGTATTATACTCGTCATCTTGTGGATCAAATTCGTACACTTCAACTTTTACACCTTCATCAATTTTATCAGCTGTATTTGACTTGTAAAGCAAAGGACCTAGAAACCAATGAATCACATGCATTAATCCATCTTTGCGATCAAGTGTAGCAGAAAGGCCCAGAACGTGCTTAGATGTTAACTTTGTCATTGCATTTGAAAACGATTCAGTGGCAATATGGTGGCATTCGTCTACAATTACGAGACCAATTGGTTTGAATGTTTTTTGTTGATACTCACGTTGTGAGACAGTTTGGAGCATAGCAACTACAAATTCTACATCTTCAGTTTTAGCTTCATCTCCTTGAACAAATCCTATCCTGGCTTTAGGGAGGAATGACTTGATACGGTCAACCCATTGATCACGCAGGAATGTATTGTGAACTAGAACAATTGTAGGAACTTTTAGTTGTGATGCGATGTACAAAGCGCAAACTGTCTTACCACCTCCTGTTTGAAGAGAAATAACACCATCGTGTGGCTCTGGTTTCAAATATGAATCTACCACTTCTTTTTGGTTATCGCGAATTGTTCCTACAAAGTCCCAAAATTTGGGATCAGTTTTATTAACTTCACGTGTTGAACTTTTTAGAGGACCAAATGTTTCAATTCCGTAATGCTTGGGCAAGTATAGAAACTCTTCAGATTCTTTAAAGACCGGGTATCGTTTAACAAATTGAGGCTTTACAAATACAGAAGGAATGTAAGGTTTTACAGTCAATATTCCTTTTGTATGGTGAATATGTTCAATGGCATTTTTTGCAATTTGATATCCACCTAATGTGAGTGCCATTACTGTTATATGTTATTTTCATATTGTCATCCATTTTTAGTTAATGGATCAGGATGGTGCTACATCGTTGTCAATATTTTTAATTATTGTTTCTATCAGCGGGCTATGTTATGTAACTAATTATTGTTATCGTCGTCGGCGTGACCCATCACCTTCAATGTTAGATGAACGCGAGATTGCGGATCTGACGGAAGCGTAACATGGGCAACACGTCCATAACGTATCATTTCTATACTAAACGTCGAAGCTTCTCCGGTTTTTACATAATTTGATAGTTTTCGAGATAGTTCTTTCAGAGGCTGATAGTTCTTATCAATCCCTAAATCACGCAGTTGTTTCATGACAGATAAACATTCATTTAATCGACTCATCCTTGCAATATCTTATTCATAAGAGGTGAAAGTCGTTGAGCTTCACGAAAAAAACGCCCAGTTTTAAAAGTTGAAAATATGCGAGAACAACTAGCAAGAGTAAAAAAGTCAACTAACATATCTACATTCATTTCATCTTTTGTGACCGTTAAAGTGTCCTTGTTTAAATTGTGATTTCCTTTTAATGAGCTTGTCGTTAACGAAAGCTCGCTTGCTACAATTGTATCTGGATAAAACCGTTTCCATATATCCAAACATTCTTTATCGTCAGAAACGGCTATCATTCTAACGCCATTTAAGCCGCCCATCATTGTAACATGTGATGCTATATTTTGAATTGATAAATCACGATTCTTACTGTTTGTTCGATCTGTTCCGCGAATATGAATACCCCAAGAATTTGCCAATGGTAATTTCTGTTTTCGTTGGTTTAATTTAGTTAAAATACGAGGATCTATAACTCTAAATACATTAGAAAAAAATGATAAATCCGAGTAGAGTGTACGGTTATTTAATGTTGAAATAATGACATCACCGGGATATTCTTTTATAAGATGCCCAATATGCATATCTTCCTTTGCATTTGCTTCAAAAAACTCCATAGACAACTGCTGGTCTAATTTACCTTTCCAAAATGGAGGAAATACAGTAGCATCTTCGGGAATATCGTCTAATGAATTTAATACAGGAATATTTACAAGTTTAAAATATGTGTAAAAATCACAATCTCCGTGTGACCATAACGGGTCTCTCCAGTCTACATAAATTTGCAGCTTATGATCAAGAGCAAATTTAACAGCCATTTGGAGACATTCCATACGATCTCCAAATCCAAGCCATCCCTTTACAACTAAATATTTCATTCTTTTATATAAATGGATACACCTGTTGTTGTTGAATTTCTCGGTACATCATTAATTTTAGGAGCCGTTGCATTTACATCAAATTTTATTTTTATTGTTGGAGCTCTTGCTATTGCACTTGGTCTTGGTGGTAAGACTTCGGGTGGCCACTTCAATCCTGCAATTACAGCCATGCAACTTGCATCTGGCAAGATTGGTCAAAATAAAGCACTAATGTACATGTTAGCACAGTTTACCGCTGCTGTATTCGTTTGGCTCGTAAGTTCGGTTATTAAAGTTTAAAAACGAACTTTAGAAATTGTAATCTGTAAATAGAATGGATCGATTTGGTCAAATGGATGAATATGATGATGAACAGCGTGAAGCACACTATAACTTAATTGTGAAAGCTATTGAAGTATTCGAAAAGAAGCTTCCAATCACAGAAGATTTTATGGCAGACTGTCACGATCTAGTTATCTCATATTATTCGAGTTTTATTAATATTCCCGAAACACGGAAACCAGTTGTACAAGATTTTGAATATTTAAGAATGATGGCTGAAGCAAATTTGATGGCCGTTAATATGATTAAACCGCCATTCTATATTGCCGAGTTTTATCAATTTTGCAAACAAATTGTACTAATGATGGCTCGTCTTGATGAACTAGATGCTGAGAAGGTTTTAGTAAATCAAATGTCTCAATTATCAGTAAAAACGAATCGCCGAAAGCTCCGAAAGTAAATCTCAAAAAATGGAGATCTATACAGAAGATGAGCGAGAATATCACAGTGATATTATCGAAGATGCTATTGATTTTCTGGAAAAGAAAAAACCCAATTTTGAAATCCCAATTGAAGACCACATCGACATGATCATTGGTTACAATGCTCATATGGATATGCTGAAAGGAACCGAAGATATTTATGATACAGAAGAATACGTCAAACTATTTGAGCATTCTGAAATTTTAGTTCGCTATTTAGCAGAAGTTTACCACAAGACTGGAGAACTCAATCTACAAACATATTACATCTTCTGCAAGACAATTCAAAAAATGATGGAAATTATAGCAACCGACACAGGAGCGACTGATATCGGTATTGAACAAATGTTTCAAAAGATGAAGGTGTAAGTATTTAAGTATTTTTAACTAGTAATACACAAAGATGAATCGCGCATTTGACCACAATGGAGTAACCGTGTCGGCATCAAAGCCGCAGAAAGAACTCCGAACGGTTAAGAAGACTCTACTAATTGATTCAGCCGATCGTGATGTGCTAAAGTATTCTGCAGGTGGGGACTTTGTAATCTATCTTCCTCGTGTATACAAGAACGTTGTATCGATTCGTCTATCAGCAGCTGAATTTCCGTCAATCTCTACTGCATTCACACATACATACGACACCGCTGTTGCTAACGGAGAGTCCGTAACATATGGTGCTAATACCGGTGCAAATGGAAGTGATAGTGCAACGGGTGTATCAACGGCTCAGTATTTTTTAATTGACATTGAAGGTCTAAACAAGATGGACGAGACACGTGTTGGCGCTGATCGTTCATCTTTTGTTGATAGTGCATTTGCTAAGATACCTATTTCTGCTCCAACTGGATACATTGAGTACAATGATCACTCTGCTCAGGATAACATTTCTCGCTATACACCTCCTATTGAGAATCTAGATCGTCTACACATTCGTACTCGTCTTCACTCACAGCAGGGTAATCAGGGATTTATCTATTGGTATGCCAATTCTGCATATAAATCATTCTCAATGACTCTTGAAATTGAGTACATTGACAATGTGTTTGATTCATTCTCTTCATTTGAGTCTCGTATTAACAATCGCTCTGACAATCTTTCTATCACGTAATATAATTTACTTCATACGACGACCTAAATTTACAAATGTATCAAGCGTGTATAAAAAGAATACACCTGTAAAAATGTACAACATCATATCTTGCGATGAAGCGGCTTCATACCCAGTTCGATTCTGTTCTATCATACGTAGAATACGATCGAGTTTAATATCATATGCGGCGGACTGAAAAGACGGCGGGGCATACGCAAAGTCGGTACCATCATCACGAGGGTAATACGGATTGGTCTGTTTACCCTTTGTTGATGAGAAATCAGTCATATGTTCTTTTGTAGACGGGATACGAGCGGGACCGTAATTTGATTCCATATCTTCATCATTTCCGCCAATAGGAAGTGACTTCGTCAAGTCATCGATCGACTTGCGATGTTTTTGTAGAGCAGCTGTTGATCGATGAATAGGAGTTGGAGCAATCCGACCTTCCTTTTCGGGATCACGTTTTACGTGAGGAGCATCATGCTTTGATGTCATATCAAAATGCTTTTTTGGAAAGGATGATCCCCAAACTTCTTCGAGACTTGCCATCTCTCACTTGTTGAAAGACTCATAGAAAAATATTAACAAGTCTGTCAAACAAATGAAGCTCTCTTCAATTGAATTAGGAGGTGTTGCACTTCTTATTGTATATGTTGCATTCTTCACACATCCTCCCCCTTCAGTAGTGTCATCCTTGCTTTCTAGTCCGATTGGTCACGGACTTGTTCTTCTAGCAGTTCTATATGTAGGTATGAACTATAGCATGATACTTGGTCTCTTTTTAGGTATTGCATATGTCATGAGTGCATCTAGCACGTTGGAGTACCTTGACCCTAAGGAACAGAAACCTAAGGATGCCGCCCAGCCTAAAGCAAATGGAATTCCTCCTGCCGCAATCTCTGGCATGTTAGCGGCTATGACAGGTAAGAAAAAGGGAGATGTTCGTCTTCCCCAGTCTCACGGTAAAGCTGAACATACTAAGCCCGATGCACCAGCTCAGCCTAAGCCGACTCCTCCGGCAAAAATTGAAAACTTTAGTTCCTTTTGAGTAAGGGGATGATTCACGAACAAATTGCACAATTTGCAGGTTCACCATTCGTGATCGGTGCTATGATGTTGCTACTCAATGTGGGCAGTCGTTATATTGTTCACGAATTTAGTGATAATGAAGAAGAGTATAGTCAAAATATTCTTTTGCGCCGTCTAACTATTTTTGCGGTCTGTTTTGTCGGCACCCGTGATCTTGTAACATCTCTTCTACTAACAGCGTGTTTTGTAGTTTTGGCATCTGGATTTCTTCGCGGTAAATCATCGTTTGCTCGTGAAGGATTAGTAAATCCTGATGATAAAATGCGTTCTGCAGCGGGATTACATGGAAAAGTTGAAGCACCTGCTTATGACACAAGTGTAAAACCTATGTTTTAAATAATGGGACTATCATCGTCTAAAGATATGGCCGTATGTCTTATTATTTTCAATCCTGTAAAATCAAAACGTATTATTATGAATTATCTGTATACTGTAAATCAATTTCAGTTAAAAAAAATACCTGTGTTTACACTCGAGCTTGTGTTTAAAGACAGAGAACCAGAAATACCGTCTGCTTTTCATGTACGTGGTGATTCATTTATGTTTCATAAAGAACGTATGTGTCGCATACTTGAAACCAAAATTCCGTCAAAGTATAAAAAGTTATTATTTATTGACGGAGATGTGCTTTTTACAAATGATACTTGGTATTCTGACATTTCAAAATTATTAGATAAACACGATGTAGTTCAGCCATTTGAATCGAGTGAATGGTTAGATTTAACATATACAAATGTAACACTGACTCGCAAAACAGTATTACATATGAAAGAACCTGTATGGAATTATAATTACCATCCTGGATTCGGTTGGGCATTTCGTCGTGAATGGTATCGCAAAGTTGGCTTTTTTGATTGGGCCATAAGTGGAAGCGGTGATACACTTTCCTCTGCAGGTTGGTTAAAGAAATCATTTCCTAAAATTTTTAAGTCTCTCCCTACAAGTTTAAAACCAGCTTATAGTGATTTCACCACTAAGCCAGCTCCGCGTATAACATATTATAAAAAAGGTAACATACAACATCTGTATCACGGTTCAAAAACAAATCGACAATACGTAGAACGTCATAAAATAATTGATAATGAGCCCGATATACAAAAATTAATAAAAATTAATAAAGATGGTATATATGAATGGATTGATAAGGACAAATGGAATCCTTTATTTTTAGATTATTTTCAAAGCAGAATAGATGATGATATAAGCGATTTGCCATATAAAGGACCCACTAGTTAAAGACGGATTGAAACTGAGTTTTTACCCGTAGAACCACCCTTCTTTGCGGTCGGTGTCGTGTTGACCTTCTTGGTCGTTTCTACACCAGCATTCACGCGCCTGAGTAGATCATCAATATTTACTTCGGGGGCCTTCATTTCACGAACGGGGGCCGCTGGAGGAGCCACGGTACGAGCTACTTGGGGTGGAGGGTTAGGACGCTGCTGAGGTAGCTTCACAGGTGACTTGATTGACGCCGGAACTTGAGGACGCACGTTTGTCTGTTGAGGAGGAGGAGGTACCATTCCGCTCATAAAGCTCGCAAGACCAGCAAGTGGATTAGCAGCCGGAGCCTGTTGAGCCATCCCACCGGCGCGAATATTCTGTGTCTGCTGCTGCATGGCGGCCGTAGCAAGCTGACGAGCAATATCAGGATTGGTACGTAGAACTTCATCAATGTTGGGAATAGGTGCCTTCATCGCCATTTGATTCGTTAGGTGAACCATGTAGACCATCATGCAAGTACGGATCGGAATACGGACAAGAGGATGCATCTTGATCGAATCGCCGTACATATCGTATAGCTCCTCAAAGTCTTCTTCCATATCAACTACATTCATCTGAGCTGACTCAGAAAGACCATCTAGTTTAAGACCGAACGCCTTCATAAGAGGAACGTTCTTTGAGCTCCACTCCATAGCAGACATTCCCGTAATAAACCAGTCGCAGAACTGCTTGATTGTAGCATCCATATCTTTCTCCTTCTTGATGAACTCAAGCTCCATTCGCATCTCTTCAAGAGGCGACTCGAGCGTAAAATTCTTACGCATCGGAAGACCAGCAGCTTGAAAGCGCTTAAACTTGCGAAGCATGTCGTACTTCTCACGAAGTAGGTGCTCATCTGACATCTTGCGTGATGATTGTGACGGAAAATACGAATCTGCATTCATGTTCTCAAGACCCTCACTTGTACGAATTGATCCAACATGTTCCATGGAAGGAACAAGTTTAGGACCATCGTCAAAATTAACCGTTGGAAGGTCAAATGTCGTAGTCTCTTTAGGAAGCTCAATGTTGACACTGGACATTGCACCATTTGTTAGGAAGTCTGCCCCTAGTACATCCATTTATTTCATCTAAACGAGTCAGTTCTGAAAACTAGAACGCGCCTTCTCCAAACCAATGTTAAAAAGGGATTTCCACTGAGATGCATTTTTTTCATATGTCCAAAGATCTAGTAAACAATCGTACTGTTCTTTTGCAATTTGTTTCATTTTTTCAGGATTTGATTTCAAATCATTCAAAATTACAATACCCTCTTCGACAGTTGAAAACTTAGGTCCCGGTATACACGAGAAATTTCCAACACTAGTTCCTATTACAACCACACCGGACGCAATAGCTTCAAATGCAGGAAGTGGTCCTGTTTCACACCAATCTTCAGGTCCCGAAGTGATGAGAAGAAGATCAATAGTTTTATACCATTCTTTTATTTCATCTCGCGATTTCCATTCTTTACCGTCGATAGATGAAAGATTAGTATCCGTGAAAATTGACATTTCAGTAGCTATCGAAAAACGCTTAGAAAGAAATTCAGAACGTCCACACCATCCCATAGTACGTAGTTCACCCGTTCGTTCGATATGATCAAAGACCTTATGGTTCACACCATTCTTCACAATATAAACCGGACTATCGTGTGGAAAGAAATGTCTTATAACGTAACTTGTCATACCATACGTTAAACCTTCTGGAAGTGAATCGGTAAATTCTGGATATCCATGCGAGACAAGTACGTATTTTTTAAAATGTTCGAACGGAAACACCTTTCTTAAATAATAATAACCATCTAACCCTGTCATAACTAAATCAGCATTTTTTTCTTTTTCATAAAATTCATCATTGGTATAGTGCCAATCGTGAAATATAATATTAAATTCATCGGTTAGATAAGGTTCTAGATCAGTATGAACATTACGCACAGCCCCAACACCTTGATCAAAAATAAGAATTGTTGGTCTCATTATATTAAGTAGATTCGGCATTCTTTAAAGCGGCCCGAAACATTTCTTTCCATTGTTCAGAAACGACCTTATAGTTCCACTTATTCACAATACATTTATACTGTTCTGTTGCAATTTGCTTAACCTTTTCGGGATTCTGTTTTAAGTCATTCAAAATACCAACAGCTTCTTCAATTGTAGCAAACTTTGGTCCAGGAACTTCCATAAAATTACCAACAGCTGTTCCAATTACGACAACACCACTTGCTATGGCTTCAAATGCAGGAAGTGGGCCTGTCTCAGATTGCCAGTTTGGAATTGAAGTTATCAAAAGAATATCTAATTTTGAATACCATACCTTTAGTTCATCGGCCGAAAGTGGGCGCCAATCGTTTAAGTCTTCAAATTGTGTTTTTGAGCTAACTTGTAATTCAGTTCCAAACTGTTTCGCTATTTCACGAGCCCATTGAAATTGTTTAAACCAAACACGCGGAGCTCCACACCAACCTACAACATTTGTAGATCCTGAGTGCTTTTTATGATTAAAATTATCAAGTTCCACACAAATAGGTACAAAAAATGGTTTCAAATTAGAAGGAAATAGATGTTCAATTGAACGACTTGCCATACCATAAATAGATGACGGTGAAGGATTTGTTATATGCATTTCTTCAAATCCATAAGAAATAAATATACACTTTTTCTTATTAAGCAATGGGTTATAATTATCAAAATATTTTTGTCCCATATACATGCTTACAACCAAATCAACTGATTCAAATACTTCGTTTAAGTTTAAAGAATATGTATTTGACCAATCGTAATATATAAATTCAAATTCATCGCATAAATATTTTTCAATATCTTTGTGTATTCTTCCAATTGCCCACGTTGAGTCACCATAAATCATAACCTTTTTCATCTATTATTTTCTAGTACCCACAATCCCTGTAAAAAGGAATCCGCAAGATCGTCTCGTTTAGGATGTTTCATCATGTGATCCTTTAGTTCCTGTGTAGGAACTAGCTCTTTAGCATGAAGAATGCCGGTACTCTTGCGACCCTTATATGTCTTAGTTGAATCTTGGAGCGTTACCATATTTGTCAGCTTATGAACGGCAGATACACCTTTGCACTTATATCCTTGACAGACAAACCACATATGCAGCATCGCTTGAACACAAAGCATACGCTTATCAGGTTGCTGCTCAAATGCAATTAGATCAGATCCATCCCATAGTTCACGACGAGCTTCCAAACACTGAGCAATAGGACCTGCAAGATCAACTACAGAAACCTGCTTTGCCGATTTGACACATCGTTTCCAAACATTCGCACAATAGTGGTTGTACAATGCAAATACAAGTGTCTTTTTTGTTGTTCCGCCTTCTACAGAGTTCTGCGTTGCTTCAACTTTTAAATCTTCAAGAGTTTTCTTGGTCAATGATGATTTGGTGGGAGGTTTTCCACCACCTTTCGGTTTATGAGTTTTACAGCAATATGTCGTTCCATCGTGTTTCATCCAATTAGCTGGTTTCTTGCATTTAAAACATTTAGCAGCATCATGGCCGGCTGATTCGGCCATTACGTCAATCAAATCCCAGTGAACAATTTTTACATCTTTTCTACTTGTTCCTTCTAGAACACAGAATGCCAAGTTACGCAATCCTACATCAAACGAAACCAATTTCATGTATCCTTATTTAGTAAAACGAATTGTGTTTAAAGTAATACTGTTGACATCAAAACACCATGGACTACAATAAGTTCTATAGAGTGAAGGCGACTGGCAAGTATCTTGGACGCTTTAGCTTTGCAAATGAATGGTATGGAGATGGAATCGATAGAATGAGAACAGGTACTAAAATGTACTTTATGCCAAACAACTCGAAAGAGTGGGAGTATCTCACGGGAGTATGTCTAACATACTCGGAATTCTTCGACGAAGATAATCCGGCTATTCCGGACAATATCGAAGAGACAGTTGAGAAGACTTAAAAACGAATTTAATAGTTTTTTTGTTAACTAACCTGTAAAAAATGAACCTTCTATCTACTGAAAAGTTTTACAAGATGAAAGATGTGAATGGTGAGTATTTAGGATGTTTTATATTTTCTGTTGAGAAAATGGACACATACGGAAGAAATTGTGATGGAACGAATTGTACACTACTTTACTTCATGCCAAACAATTCCAAAACATGGAACCATGTGACTGGTAAGCTAGTACACTCTAACGTAAAGTATGGTGGCAAAAACCAGGAAATTCCAGATGATATCGAAGAGACAGCTGAAAGAGCTGTTTCAGATCTCGATGGTTTACTTTATTAATAAAAACGGATTTGTAGTTTTTTATTCAGTAAATTTCAACAAAATGGGTCTCTTCAATGCAACTTCTGCTACGCTTGATGCCGTATTTTACAAGAATGGCGTCTTTGTAGATTTGAGAAGTGTAGACAAATCAACCGCACAGTTTCTAAAGACTGCTCTAGATTATGAGCTTCAAACTGGCGGATTTGACGGAATGACTATCATTACTAACGTTTCAATTGAGAAACGATTTGGTTCTGTAGATTTTGATGCAGATAACAATGACGATCTTACTCGCTTTCTTGATTTCTGGGTTTTCCCCTGTTCTCGAAAGCTAACAGATGGATGGACTGTAGTTCTTAGTATGGTTGACAAGACTGTTTATGATAAAGATGGAAATGTAGTATCTAGCGCGATTTGGTAAAAACGAATCATTTTTTTACATTGTTGGTTAGTGTTAAAAGATGGAACGCATCACAGAAATCTACAAGTTCGAGGTTCTTAGGAGTAATAGTTACTTTATAGATATTGATGGTAAAGCTAACCGACTGGTTGCAGAGTTGACAAAAGATGAAGAACGAGTCTTTGATTTTGAATTATCAAGTGAACTCTATGAAGAGTTCGAAGGAGATATTAATGTTGTGGTTAACATGAAAAATCGAACGATTCACATGTTAAACTTTAAATCTTCTCCTCTTCACGAAAGTTGGAAAAAGCTTGCATTTCGAAAGAAAGGCACTCAAATTACATCTCAATATCACATTCGATTGGTTCCAACAATATACAGCGCAACTAATAGTGTCATAGCAGCATCCGAAGAAGGGTCGTGAGCTTCACCTAAAGGTAGAATTTCACGTAGATGACGTTTTTTTCCTGTTTCGTCCGGTATTTCATTTAAGATACAGTTATACGTTCCTTCTAATCTAGCCGTTCCGCATTTAGAATGACTTTGTTTATTCCAATCCGCAATATCATATACATCGAGTGGTTGTTTGTACGGTATCTTGTAGTAAGTACAAGCGTTCTCAAGTGCCTGAATATCGCTTTTACCTTTTACTATAATAAGCGAATTGGAATATAATTCTAAAAATGTTTTATACCAAGCTTTTGTTTTATGATTTTTCTTGATATTAGGATCATTTAAGTATGCATTAATACCTTCTTCAAGTATTTCGTGTTGTTCTTCGGGTAATGAATTTTTATAAGCAGCAGACCATGGCATAACTAACGTAGCTTGAATAATGTCGAGTTCTTCTGCAGTTTTTGCACTTACCGTTGCAAACTGAGATGATATAAAAGATATATCTAAATTTGGAGGAGAGAGTGTAACAAAAAATTGCTTATGATATTCCCAGCTTTCATCACTATTTTTTGTTAATAAAAATCCACCTACTTCGCGAGGCATAAAAAATTCGTTTGTTCCGGGGATCGCGTGGTAGCCAGCGTTACCATATACTCTCCAGAATTCACAATCAAAACATAAAATTGATTTATTAGTACCGGCTAATGTGTCCAAATACTTATTTTGGATCTTCATTATTCTTAGGCAGTAGCTTTTAGTAGCTGAAGGAGAACTGTTTTGGCGTCACGCTTGCCGTAGGGGATACCCTTTTGCGTTAGAAGTTCCTGTAGCTGTTTTACAGTCTTATCTTGTAGATCATCTACATCTGTCTTCTCAGGGATTGTGGCCGTAACGGGAGGACCTTCAACAACTTCGACGTCATCTTCATCCACAGACACACGGTCGTCTTCCTCCTTCACAGGCTCTTCTTGAACGGGAACTTCAGGAGGAGTATCTTCTACAACAGGAGGTGTTAGAACAGTTGAAACAGCCACAGCAAGACCCTGTACGTGCTGAAGTAGACGATTTTGTTGCCAGAAGAGATAGCCCATCATACCTGAGAGGACAAATATCATAGATGCGAGAACTACGACAGCTGCACTAAGAAAGTCCATTTATGAATTGTAGTGAAGAAACCTTCTTTGTTTAAACGTAAAGAATGCCCACGCCGGACGCATCTGCATTCACACGTCAGAATAAGTTACGCAGCATCTCCGCTCAGGCGAGAACAAATAATCAAAAAGTTATTACTCACTTATACCAGTATGTTCCTACTACAGCTGGCGTGACCGATTTTTTACCGTCTTTTAGTAATAAAATTGTATCTCCCTATACTCTACCGGTTCTTCGGGCAAAAGTTGGTCCTATTTCAACTCAATTTAATAATTACCGTCCCAACTATATACGCTAAAACTCTTCATCGCATCTAATTTCCATGTCATGTGCACTCATACCAACACCTGGCTTAGAATACTCTGAAACCTTCTTCTCGAAGAAGTTTGTCTTACCTTCAAGTGAGATCAAATCCATAAAATCAAACGGATTAGCTGTTCTGTAAATCTTAGGATAACCAAGTTGAACTACTAAGCGGTCTGCTACAAATTGAATGTATTGTGACATATCGCGTGCATTCATGCCAATCAAAGAGCAAGGAAGTGCTTGACAAATAAACTCGGTCTCACATGCCACTGCACTTGTTACGATTGTAATAATTTCACTCACATCTAGTTTATGCTGTAGTTTATGATACATTGCTACTGCAAATTCAGTATGGAGACCTTCGTCGCGAGAGATAAGTTCGTTTGAAAATGTCAAACCAGGAAGAAGCCCTCGCTTCTTTAGCCAGTAAATTGCACAAAATGATCCACTAAAGAAGATACCCTCTACACAAGCAAATCCCACGACACGAGTCGCATAATCTGTAGGGGATTCGATCCAACTAATAGCCCACTGAGCCTTTTTGCGAATAGCGGGAATTTCATCAATTGCGCGGAAGTACTTAATCTGTTCATCCTTATCTTTCACATACTGATCAATTAGGAGTGAATATGTCTCCGAGTGAATACCTTCCATTGCATTTTGGAGACCGTAGAAGAGACGAGCAACTGGAGACTGGACTTCTTTTTGAAATCGTGTGGCCAAATTTTCCTGAACAACCCCATCAGAACCTGCAAAGAATGCCAAAATGTGCTTAATAAAGTATTGCTCGTTCTCAGTTAGTTTTTCCCAATCTTCCTTATCTTTATTGAAATCAATTTCCTCAACTGTCCAGAAAGTTGCAACCGCCTTTTTGTACATTTTATACAAATCCTGTTCAGAGGGAGAAATGGGGAACAAAGTATAACGTCCACCCAAAGTTACTGAAGAGGGGTCGAAAAGAGGCTCCATGCTGTTAGTACGAGAAAAGGAATTAAACGCTTTTAGCTCCATATTAACAAATGAGCACGGGACCTGGAAATGATCCATTTTCCGGAAGTAGTGTGCAAAATATTTTACAACGTGTAATATCGCCAAAAATTGTTACAGATGAAGAAGGTGACGGGTACACTGTAAAAACAGATATTATTAATGTTGACGATATTTATATTACAGGAAGTGTAAAATCTGTAGGGGTAGGAGGTAACCATACTTTACAGGGTAGTTTGGCAGTTGGTAACATTAATTCAACAGGAAATTTAGCAGTTCGCAATATCACATCAACAGGAAATTTATCGGTCCGTGGCATTACGTCTACGAGTCTAACAGTAAATGGCAATATTAATACAACTGGTCAAATCACACTTAATGGGGAGCCTTTCATAGGAGTAACGGGACCTACTGGAGTTGCAGGAGCAGGTCCTACAGGCGCAAGCGGTGTAACAGGTGTAACAGGTCCTACAGGTGCAAGTGGAGTTACAGGTCCTACTGGAGCTTCAGGAGTAACAGGTGTAACAGGTCCTACAGGTGCTAGTGGAGTTACAGGTCCCACTGGAGCTTCGGGAGTTACAGGTGTGACGGGTCCTACAGGTGCTTCAGGAGTTACAGGAGTTACAGGACCTACAGGCGCAAGCGGTGTAACAGGTCCTACTGGAGCTTCAGGAGTTACAGGTGTAACAGGTCCTACTGGAGCAAGTGGAGTTACAGGAGTTACAGGACCTACAGGTGCAAGCGGTGTAACAGGACCTACAGGAGCTAGTGGAGTAACAGGAGTAACAGGACCTACAGGTGCAAGCGGTGTAACAGGACCTACAGGAGCTAGTGGAGTAACAGGAGTAACAGGACCTACGGGAGCAAGTGGAGTTACAGGACCTACTGGAGCAAGTGGAGTTACAGGTCCTGCCGGACTTTCTCAATGGACACCGGTATTAGTAAATGTTACACAATCTGGAACAAACTCAGGAACATTTACGAAGACAGGCGGAACAAGTTCTGTATACGATTCATCCGTATATTCCGCTGAAGGATTTGCAACTGTATTTTTGAGTTACTCAGTCAATGATACGATCTATAGCAAAATGGTAGGGTTTAATACAACGCCTTCTTCATCAAGTGGATATCTCGATATTCAATACGCATGGTTCAATAATAGTAGTGCAAATGCATTTATATTCGAAAGTGGAACCAATGTAGCAACATTTGCATATGTATCTACAGACGTGTTCCAAATTGTTTATGATGGTGCATATGTTAGATACTATCAGAATGGTACACTACGACGAACAACTGCACGTGCACTTGGATCTAACTTATATCTCGATACATCTTTCTATGAAACTGGAGCAAGTGTTAAGAATTTAACATTCGGTAATGCCGGACAGTTAGGACCTACTGGTGCAAGCGGTGTAACAGGCCCTACTGGACCCCAAGGACCTATTGGCGCAAGCGGTGTAACAGGTCCTACTGGTGCTTTAGGAGTTACAGGTGCTACGGGACCAGGAGGATTAAGTACGAATGCAATGGAAAATTTTATGGTAGGTCTAGGAGCTTCAAACAATACGCTCGGGTATTCTTATAATGGAAGTGATTGGTATGGAATAGGAGCAAGTATTTTTAGCAGTAACGGTAATGCTGCTGCCTGGAATGGATCATTATGGGTAGCTGTAGGTTATGGTTCAAATTCACTTGCGTATTCTCCTGATGGAATTAATTGGATTGGGTTGGGAACAAGTATTTTTTCTGACGCTGGACTTGATATTGCTTGGAATGGGTCATTTTGGGTAGCTGTAGGAGGAACGGGGGGTAACACCTTTGCGTATTCTTATAACGGAATTGATTGGACCGGGTTGGGGACAATTATGTTTACTGGTGCCGGTTATGCTGTTGCTTGGAATGGATCATTATGGGTAGCTGTAGGAGGAGATAGTACTCTAACAACAAATGCATTTGCATATTCTTTTGATGGAAGTAATTGGAATTCTTCACCAGCGTCTCTATTTAACATCTGTTATGATGTTGCTTGGAATGGATCATTATGGGTAGCTGTAGGATATGGACCATCTGATTCAATTGCGTATTCTTACAATGGAATTAATTGGTCTGGAGCAACGACAAATGTTTTTAGCAATTTAGGTGGGTTTGGAGTTGCTTGGAATGGATCATTGTGGGTAGCTGTAGGAGGAACAACAAATAAAATTGCTTATTCTTCTGACGGAAGTAATTGGACTGTTGCTAGCACTAGTATATTTACGAGTAATGGTCTTGGTATAACGTGGAATGGATCATTATGGGTAGCTGTAGGAAGACAAGCAGGCACAAATACAATTGCAACATCTCCTGATGGAATTACTTGGACCGGACAAGGTAGAAGTACATTTAGTTTACGTGCCAATGGTGTAGCATCGCGAAGAGTTCTTCCTTATATTGCAACAAGTCCGGCTCCTCAAATTCCATCAACAATACCAATTCTTGGGTTACAATACAGGGTTGATTCTGCGAGTAATGATATGATTGTTGAGAACACAGAGGCAAATAATTTTATTTACGGAAGAACAGTTGCTGCGTCAAATTGGGATAATATACTATATACACTGAGATCATTCTCTCGTAATGCTTACATTAGTGCGCGGCAGATTGACGAAACACTAAATGGTATGATGGGATTTTCTCTTAACCCAACGTCTAATTATAATTCAAATGCTTATTTTAACCTTACATATGGATTGTATCTATCTAATACAAGTATTTTTATATTTGAAAGCGGATCAAATGCTAGTAGTACTGGTTTGAACGCTACAGTTGATGATTATTTAACAGTGACATATGACGGATATACTGTGCGACACTATATTAATAATTCAAATTTTTTCTCAAGATCTGTTTCCGTTTCTAATGCAGCTGGCGTTACTCCAGGAGATCTTGCCAATATGCGTGTAGCTATGACAATTTTTAATGGATCAAACACAGGATTTAAAAATGTTGTTGTTGGAGCCATAAACGAAACATCACAAATTACAAATACAAGCCGTCTTCTCATCAGTAACGTAACAGGTAGTAACTTAACAATAACAACTGAAGCATACACACAATATTATAATATTACAAATTCGGCCTTTAGTGCAATAACATTACCAACATCTAAAAATTGGGAAGGTGGATCTTTCTGGGTATTCAGAAATAATACGGGTTCTTATCTCAGTATAACTGTAACCTATACAGGAAGCGGCGGCGGCGGATCAAATACTATTTCAATTGCACCAGATGCATCATCAACTATTGTATGGAACGGCGTTCCTGGAGGAGGAGCCACTGGGGTAGGTGGATCTTCAAATTATACCTTCTTCTAAACAATGTCACTGCAAGGCACATCTAAAAGTATTTTTGGATTTGATCCACGTACTATTGGTTCGTGTTCTTTGTGGTTAGATGCATCCGATCAACGTACTGTAGAACTAACTGGAAGTGGAAATGTTTCTATCTGGAAGGATAAATCTAGTAATTTATATGTATTTTCAAACGATAACACTTCGGGAAATCTAGGTCCAACATATACATCAAACACAAATGGAAAAAAAGTTCTAACATTTACGGCTACTTCATCGAACGACTCTAATGGACAATCGTTATATAATACAACTGCGGTGTTAAACACTGTTTCAACAATTTTTTTCGTACATAATCCAACAACAACATCAGAAATTGGATTTGGGGACACAAGTGTTATATTTTCCGGAGATACTGGAGGAAATTCTTATTTTTTTATCGCCCCCGCTTCTATAGAAGAAGGGGAAGATGCCGCCCACTACGATTATTTCAGTACTACAGTCGGTGCACTGGGGGATAGTAATAATAATGTAGCAAACCAGTATAATCTTATTTCACTTGTTATAGGAACTAACGTACAAAATTCTTTGAGAAACGGTTCAATTAATGGAGTAAAGTCTTCCGAAAATCCACCAAATGTCACAACAAGTATTACAATTGGTGGAATGGTCGATCCTGAAGTTAATCTTGGTTATGCAAATCTTTTATTTTTTTCAGGTAATTTGGCAGAAATTATTGTATATGATTCAGAACTTACATCCGCTGAGCGCCAAGCGGTTGAAGGTTATCTTGGTTGGAAATGGGGACTTGAAACATTCTCAACAAAAATTTTTCCTTCTAATCATCCATACTATTCTATTCAACCGTTTAGCAGATACTTTAACCCTATCGATGTTCCCGGATGTGTCTTATGGTTAGACGGGGCAGATCCGCGTTCAATGTTCCAAGATAGCGGAGGAACGACACCGGTCACTGCACCCGGTCAAACAGTTCAATGCTGGAAAGACAAATCCGGAAGAGAATTAAATGTTTCAAATGGAACTACGGGGCCTGAATATACAGCAACTGAAGGTACAAATACAGCAAGAGGGCTTTCTTTTGCCTCAGTCGATGATGGCTTAAGTAACGCAACCGGATATGATTCAACTGTTGGAGCAAATTTGTTTGCAGTATGGTCTTCAGCGAATGAATCCTCAAGACAGCGAATTGCGTCTGTTCAGTATTTAGATGGGGATAAGGGAGGATATCTTGATACAACAATCGTGGAAGCGCATTACACCTCATCAATAGGAAAATCTCAGGATAATCCAGTAAGCTACACTCAAAATGAAACATATTTATATTCAGTAACCACAGATACTCAACCAACTCTTTTATACGGCGTAAACGGATCAAACGACACTATTTGGACATCAAACCTAACAGGAGTATATTCAAATACAGCTTTAACCGTTGGAACGGGAGGCGGCTATGGCTTTAACGGAATCATTAAAGAGGTTCTTTACTATGATACACTTATGACACTCACACAACGTCAGAAAATCGAAGGATATCTTTGTAAAAAATGGGGAATTACTCTTTCACCCGAAGCTCATCCCTTTTATAATTTTCCACCATTATCGCCTATACAGTTTTTACCTAATTCCATTTTAGGATGTGAATTATGGTTGGATGCAGCGGATCCTTCATCAATAACAGGAACAACAACTGTAACACAGTGGGATGATAAATCAGGAAATACTCGACATCTTGGAGTTGGTTCAGGGAATACAAGCTACGCAAATAGGGCAGTCACATTTGCCTCTTCCTATATGTTTGTGGACAGTGCTGTTGATCTAACAAGCTTCACGTGTTTTATCGTTTTTAGGTCGTCGAGCGCGTTCAATCAAGTAATTTTTGGTGCGCATCCCTCAGGTGAAGATGTAAACAGCGACACTACTTCTGATGCATTTAATCTTAGAACAGACGGCAATACAATTGCACAGTTCTTTGGTAGAAATACAGGATCACAGTTTGTGAATATAACAGGCCTTACCTTAAACATTGATCGAACTATGTTTTCATTCACAAGTGGATTGACTGTTATTAATGCAAGGGTAAATGGTAATTCAGTAGCTGGTGCAACTGGACTACCTTCTCGAACAAGTACCGCATTAGGCTTTGCAATAGGCGCGTCTTTTATCGGCACCGGGTCTTATTTTCAAGCCGTAGAAAATGCCTCGATTCATGAAATCATTGTATACAACGTAGCCCTCACCACCACCCAACGCCAACAAATAGAAGGATATCTTGCTTGGAAATGGGGATTACAATCGCAGCTTCCCTTCACACACCCATATTACAAATTTATGCCTTCACAATTGGCGGTAAGTCCACTTGTCATATCACCTTCCGGTCTAATAACAACAGTTGGCGAAGGAAGTATTGTACTCACAGTGGGAACTCAAATTATTATTGAGTGCTGGGGTGGTGGTGGAGGGTCAATGGGGGAGGACAACACCAGCGGAGCAAGTTCGGGTGCTGCATATGCAAAAACAACTATTTCACTCACGGGTAACTATATATTGTACTATAACGTTGGAGCAGGTGGAACAGGCGCCCAGTCCTCTGGCGGTGCGGGTGGCTCTACGTGGGCGCGTATCGATGTAAACGCAGCACCCACAGTTGATACAGAAGGCGCCCTTGCTGTAGGAGGTAGTGGTGCGCCAGTTTCATCTCCCAACAACTCCACCCAGATAGCAAACTCAATTGGTCAGACCATCTATAAAGGTGGAGCTGGTGGTGCCGCCGGTCCGGAGAATGGTGGTGGAGGTTCAGCATCATCACTCGGAAACGGAAACGATGGTTCGAGTGGTCAAGGAGCTGCAGGTGGTGCCGCCGGAACAGGTGGTGGTGCAGGGGGTGCAGGGGGCGGAACTGGAAATAGCGGAGGAGACGGAATCAGCAATGTAGAAGGCGGAGGTGGAGGTGGAGGATCCTATAATAACAAAGGCGGTCAAGGCGGAGTACCAGGTGGTGCTGGTGGTATGGGTTGGGACGAGGGTGGCAGTCCCCCCGGTATCAGTGTTAACACCAATCCTCACAGTTATGGCGGAGACGGTGGTCGGGGTCAGATACGCTATACTATAACATAGTGATATATAGTGATAATTCATTGCCATCATAGGTATTCCCAACTTTGAGCCCTGGAAACATAGTATCAATTTTATTAAAAAAATCAACCAAAGATTTTCCCGTTAAGTCAAAATAATAATCTGAAAGATTCGTAAATTGGGATGGTAATTGAATAAAAATTGATCTCAGTGTAAAATTACCATTGCTACCATCTGACATCCACGCGGAAAGAAGTGTTCGATGATTAGGAACAAACGGATTATATTCGGCAAATAATATTTTATGTTGATCGCTGACTGATAAATCTGTCACAATGGCTCCAGAGGACATTTATTAATTCACACAGTATAAATTTATACATTCAAATCTGTAAGAAATATAACAGAATGACTGGTGGTCTCATGCAATTAGTTGGCAAGGGTGCCCAGGATCAGCTTGTAATTGGAAATCCTTCGTTTACACACTTTAGATCAATGTATAAGCGTCATACTGACTTTGCCATGGAACACTTTCGTTTGTACTTCAAGACCACAAAAGTAGTTCTTCCTGCTGCAGGAACGATAACTCTTCAAACTAAAGTAGACCGTAATGCTCAATTAGTAAATGATTGTTATTTAAGTCTTACACTTCCTGATATTTATTCACCGGTTTCCTCTATAACACCGGCTAGTGATCCAAATATTAATTCATCTTCAAGTGCAATAGGTTATGAATTCCAGTGGATCCGAAATATTGGATATAATATGATACGTAAGATTTCTTTTCTGATCAACGGTCAAACAATTGTGTCACACACTGGTGAATGGATGAAATTATATGCAGAGTTAAAGTTTGATGCAACTAAGAAGGCTATTCTAAACCAGATGACGGGAAATGTTCCAGACTTGTACGATCCTGCGAATATCTATGGTCGCATTAATCAGTACCCTCACTCTATTTCAACGTCAACAACTCTTGCCGCTCCATCTATTCCTGGACGAACTCTTACAATTCCTCTTCACTTTTGGTTTTGTGAATCAATTGGTTCTGCATTACCCCTAATAGCTCTTCAGCAGTCTGAGGTTCAGATTGTAGTTGAGTTGCACAATATCTATACACTGTTTACAACATTAGACGTTCGTGAAGGATCATCTACGTTCGGAACACGCATCGCACCGGACACAAGTTCATCTAAGTTTTTTATAAACAATTTCCTATCTCCCCCATCATATTCACTAACTCCTACACCTACAAATCCCGATCTAAGTTCCTGGAACCTAAACCCTTACATTGAAGCAAACTATATTTGGCTAAGTGACGCCGAATTGACACATATAGCAAAGACAGATCATTCTTTCATTATTCGTCAAGTTGATATGGTTCAAGCGAATGGCCAATATGGTGCTAGTAATGACTTGGAACTTACTATGCGTAACTTATGTACTCGAGTGGTTTGGGTAGCCCAACGTAGTGATCGCGTTGCACTAAATGATTATGATAATTATACAAACTGGGCAGATGCGTTTAATCCTCCGTTAAGTTTACCAGCTACGTATCTAACACCTGCCTATTCATCCGGTGGATTACAGACCACAAATATTACACAAAAAGATATTCTACTCGAATCTAATATTGTTCTAGACGGCAAGGATCGTTTCAATGTAAAACAAACTGAGTTTTTTACAACTTTGCAACATTATCGCCACCAATCGGGAGAGGGTACAACACAACTGCCTGGTATTTATACATACTCTTTTGCTTCTGATCATCATGATCAGCAACCATCTGGACACATTAACGGTTCTATGTTTAACCGAACTATTCTTCGTAATACGTATGTTCAACCGCAATATTCTGCTCTTCCGCCCTCAGCAACATCTGTTTGCGTTTTGAAGTCAACCGCAGGCAGTGCTAATCCAACAGTTATTCTCAATCCAAATGCAACTAATCCTCAAACTGGAAAAAGACTATACACACAAGATGAGCTTCTAACTGTAATTACAAAATCAAACGGACAGTCATTCCTATATACATTCGACGTTCGAGCATATGTTGAGTCGTACAACTTCTTGCGAGTTCTCGGAGGCGTAGCAAATGTCGTATTCTCTTCATAATAAGGGATGAGCACTGGAATTACAATTGTGAGTGCTTCATATGGAAGCGGTTCAGCAACAACCGATGTTACATCTATAGTGACATCTCACATTAAAGATGGCGAACTAAATCTACTCGTGTCTGCTGGATCTCTTAATGTTACCGATCCGGCACCTGGACAGCCCAAGCAGCTAACAGTTTCATACACTATCAACAGTGGATCCACAAATAGCAAGACGGTAACTGAAGGTAATACTTTGCATATAATTGCTCCCGGTCAACAAACCGCCGATGGCTTAGTGATCACAAAAGCGGAGTATGGTTATACTGGTAACTATACCGACGTAACGGATGCTATTCAATCATACGTGTCAAATGGTTCGATTGATTTAACAGTTGGTCCATCTACTGCAGGAGTTCCTGATCCGAATCCGGCCAAGAAGAAGAGTCTAAAAGTAACATACACTCTCAATGGTTCCAGTAATACTGAGACAATTGATGATGGTAAAAAGTTTACTCTTTCCGCTCCTCCGTTAGATGCCCCGTCAACAAAGACGCCTCGTCAGCACGCACTGACAGGAATGGGTATATTGGCAATAAATTTTGGATACTTTGTGTCAACGTTTGTAATTCTACTAAATGTATTTGCATGTTGCCGTATCTCTCTTGCAATGTTTAATACATTTATATTTGGATTTCTTCTTGGCTTACTACCGTTCTCCTATCTATGGGCGGTGTTACCTATTTTATTTGCTAGAGGAGTAGTAGTAGGTCAACCTGTTTTAACAGATACAATAAAAAATACTCCTTTAATCTTTGGATTTTTTGGTATTTAATTAAAGACTACAAAGTCAATGACTCCGTCGTGAATAAACATCTCACGCGCATCCTCCGGTTCCTGATCAATCAAGAGACCACTCGCCCATGCTTCCCATTGGTCTTCGGGAAGTTCAGCTTGTACAAAGATACGAGCAGCAGCAATGAGACGTTCATCTAAATCATCAATATTCATCAAAGGAGGAAGTAGTCTTCCTAGCTTATCAGCCATTGATTCTACAACCACAACACATTCGATATACCCTGCTAGAATATTTGTAAGTCGGCTCAGATTTCCCTGCGCGCACATACCAATATTATCTCTCATCTCGGCTTTTAGAATCTTTTTTAGATCTTCTTTATCCGTTGATGTCTTAATGTACTGCCATACACAGTCAAGAACCTTTCCATAGATTCCAGATTGTAGATCATAAATACGTTCATCAGAACAATACTTTGAAACCATTTGCCACGCAGACGCAGGAGATAGTTCACATTCTGAAATAATTTCTGACATTGTCTTTGAAACCGTCTTCATATTCCATCGGTATTCGACAGGAACTTCAATCTTCAAAATTTCCTTGATGACATCCATGGTCTGTTTAACAGCTCCACTCGTGTGAACATTCTGGCGATCATTTGCAAATGCTGCAAGCGGACGTCCGTTAACTGGTGCCACGTGGGCAACCGCTTGACCTTGATTATTCACTACTCCGAGGGCTCTTTGGTCACGAGCTGCTTGCCAAGCGGCATGTCGCGCCTGATTTTCTGCAATGCGTGCGTCTTGTTCAGCACGTTGTCTCTGTCTTTCAGCTAGTCGAGCCGCATCCTGAACTGCATCTGGATTAATTCCCGTTCTAGCAATATCCGCAGCCTGTCGTGCACGAACAATATTATATTGTATTTCTCTCTGCTCTCCCAACTGTCTCTGTCTCGCCGTCGCAAGCTGAAGAGTGGCAACGTATGCGTCGCGATTATCTCGCCACGGGTGTGGACCAAGTGCTTCAATGGCAAGTCGGGACTCTGTACTTAACGCTTTGGCTCTAACTTTAAATACATAAGTAACTTCGTTAAGCTCTGTTCGGTTAGGTCCTTCGCGCATCATAATTGCCTGATGGGCATTACAACGAGTAATATTTGCGCCTTTCTTCTTTGAACAACGTTCTCCGTCAGATGACTTAATTGCACAACAACGAGTGTCTGCCATTATTAATTTTATTGCTTGTTATTTTCGAGGAAAAGTTTCCGTTTTCCAACTTTTCGCACAAAGTCGCCCAACTTTTGAAAAATAAATTTCCAAACTTCCAATGACTTTCGTCAAAAAATATTTTTTTAGTTTTCCGATCCCAATTTTCATCAAGCTTATTTGC